GTGGCGGTGTCGCGCGCGTCCGGGCAGACGCGATTGTTTCTGAACGGTGCCCAGGTGGGCGTGCCCTGGGCCGACGCGACCAGTTACGCCGCGCCGGGCGCCAATCGTCCGATCATCGGCGATGCCGGCGACGCCCCCGGGTCGCGCCGCTTCAAAGGGTACATCCAGGACTACCGGGTGACCGTGGGCGTGGCGCGATACACGGCCAGCTTCACGCCGCCGGCCGGGCCGTTGCCGGTCGGGTGATCCGATGAGAACCGCCTTACCAAGATGGAAAACGCCCTGCCGACAGGCAGGACACAATGTAGAGCGAGCCCCGAAACGCGGACCCCGCTTTTCGGACAAGACCGCATGTCACGTCAAACCACGCGAGCGGAACGGGCGCGCCCTTCGTCGCACCGTACGCTCCCAGGAGGTCTCCATGGCTCTTCAAACCACCCCCGACCTATCGACCTTGATCGATGCCATTGACCACCGGGCCGAGGAAGTGAGCGCCAACGCCACACCCAAGGACATTGTGTTCCTGGCTAAGGCGGTCGAGGCCATGACCGGCAGCGTCGCGCTGCAACAGGTGCGCGACGAGGGCGCGTCACAGACCGTCGACCTGATCGGCACCGGGGACACGCAGACGGCCCGGGTGATCGACGCCGGTGACCAGGCCGTCACCACCATCAACGCCTTGGTCGCCAGCAGTGGCGACGCCATCGCCACGCAGGTGGCCGAGGATGCCGTCACCTTGGCCGTCGCTCTGTAGATCGGATGGCGGTGCGTGAACTGCGCCACCTTCTGGCAAGTCCGACCGGCCATTGCGTCTTATAACGGGAAAAAAGCGGCGATGAGTTGTCATTATTGCCGCATGGGACAAGGAGCCTCCCCATGGCCATGACCTTCGACCGGACAACCTCCTTACCCCCGACCACCCTGGCGGTCGCCGTGGATGCCGACGCCGCCGTGCTCACCCCGCCCGAGGGCAAGCTCTGGGTGGTGTTCGGATTGTCCTATGCCAATCAGAGCGCCACGAAAGCGGGCAAACTGGATGTGGGAATTTTGCCACCCGGCGGCGTGCTCGGGGCCGACACCCAGTACGAGGTACGGGACTTCAGCCTTCCGGCGGGCTCGCGCGTGTCCCTGTTGCAGAAGGGCGAGCGCTTCGTGCTGCGCGCTGGCGAGCGCATCGTGCATGCCTTCTCCAACGCCGGAGAGGCGATCTTGCGGCTGAACGTGCTGGAACGTGACGTCTAGAGCGGGAGAAGAACCCCATGTTTCACGCCCTTGACGCGCACGCCGGACATTTTGTCCGGGGCGTCCTGCACAAGGACGGCCCGGTCCACGCTCTGCCCTCCTTGATCCAGCCGCAGGGTGTCTATGACCTGGAAGAAGCCGCCGCCCTCCAGGCCCGCAAGGCCCTGCCACTCACCTTCGTCAGCAACCGCATGTCTGGCGCCAACCAAGACCCCCTGACGTCCGGACTTTTCAACGCAAACTATGGCAGGCCAGCCCACCTGATCCCGGTGCCCGGCCACCCCGACATGTTCGTCAGGTTTCGGAACGCGACCGGTCACTGGATGGAATTGCTCGACGTCACCGGACCACTCCAGGCACCGAAAGTCATTCCCAAGCCGAACAACCCTAGCGTCGCGAATACCTCCAGCAGCTATCAACATACACACGGCTTTTTCGATACAGACGGGACCTTTCTGGTTTTCCATGGCTGGGCGAATGATCACAAAATTGCCCGATATGCGATTGACCCGTTCGGGCCGTCATGCACCCATATCGCGACCTACGATATCGACTGGACGGGGCACCCCAATGGCGCGGCCTTCGACATCGACGGCGTGACGTATGACGAGCCGTTTTTCTTCGACCTGGGCGACGGCTTCTACCTTGTCGGCTCCTCGTACAACCGCGTGGACTTTGTGCTGCTGGAGTGGGACGAGGCCAGCGCGTCCTTCAAGTACCGGCATTGGGCACGGCCGAACCTGCTGCGAACCAGCAATAATCACAATTGGGATCGGCTGTATCAGTTCGACTACTGGGGCCGAAGCGAAGACACCGGGCGGGATGCATGGCTGTATCAACCCTATGTTTTCAGATTCAACAATGCCACCACGGGAACCGGGTTCGGGGCGGGCTGGATGGTCCTGAACCGGGGGGCCAAGACGATCAGTTTCAGTCCAGCCATCAACTCCACGGCAGCCCCCCCGATCCGCGCGCGGCTGTTCGGCCTGGAGGGAATGACTTTCGCCTTCTTGCGGACCCATAATACGGGTAGCGCACCCGTTCTGGCCGTGGATATCGGCCAGCGTACCACCGGCGACACGGCCTACTCGTGGCGCTTGCGCGCCACGCCGTTCGCCGACCTGGACAGCCATGGTCCCCATGGGGCCTACAACGCTGATCTTGTGAAAATCAACGAAAACGTCCTTTTGATTGTGGGTGCCTTTCAGTCCGACACGTCAAACACGGCATACAATCTAGGCGAATGCCGTCTGTTCGCCCGCCTGTATGCCCGCCAGCCGGGGGGAACCGCTTGGTCCGAGGGACCGATCCAGGAAATCCCGTCCCCCTGGTTCGCGGCGCCATACCATACATCGTACCAGGCGTACTTCCGCCGCCTGGACCTTTATGGCGGGAGCGCCGACAACGTCGTCATTCTGAAGGCGAACATCTTCTGGGACACCCGGATCAACGGGTCGGGTTGGCAGAACCACTGCTGGGCGTTGCAGGCGGTCCAGGAGACAGATGGCACCTGGCGGCTGTTGGTTCCGCGCGATCCATTCACCGATCTCGGCGCGTGGGACCACTATCAATACGCGGCGGAATACCTCAACCAGGTGGTGCCGTTGTCCGACGGTTTTCTGGACCTCACCTACAATCGTGGCTTTACCCTGAGGGAGGACCCCTGACATGCTGGTGGCAACCCGCAACACCGACGCCATGGTGGTCGCCGCCGCTCCAGAGGACGGCGCCTCCTGGGCGTTCGTCGATCGCGGCTTGATGCTGGGCGGCGTCCTCCACCTGGGCCTGACGGCCGAGGACCACACGGTGACCGAGAACGCCGAACCCGTGTTTCCGATCGTCGAGGGACGCACCACCTTCGACCCGGATACCGGCGCCTGGGGTTGGCAGGATACCGACGCACCCCAGATCCGCCAGAGCCTCACGGACCGCGTGAACGCCGAGAAGACGCGTCGCCTGACGGCCGGGTTCGACTACGCCGGCCACCGCATTCCCTTGACGGCTGAGGGACGCACGGACGTCTCCGGGGCCACGGTGCGCGCCTTGCGGACCCTTGACGATCCCACCGGCACACCCTGGCCGAACGGCTTCCGATGGATCGACGCCGACAACGGAGCCCTGCCGCTGGAGACGCCGGCGGACATGCTGGCCTTCGGCATGGCTATGGAGGCCGCATACCGCGACCTCGTTCTCAAGGCCCGCGCCGCCAAGGACAGCCTGGAGACCATGCCCGTCCCCGACCTGGCGACGTTCGATCCGGAAGGCGGGTGGTGAGACCGCGCCCGGCACGCACCGTCATCAACATCCGCATCACCACCTGCGACACCGAAGTCGGTCGGGGATAGCCGCCGGTGGATTGAGCACCGTTCTTCATCGCCCCGTTCTGAGGCCCGCCATCGCGCGGGCCTTCTTCGTGACCACCCGGAGCCCCCATCCAAGGAGCCAACCTCATGGACATCTTCCTGCACGGCATCGAGACCCAGGAGAAGGACGCGGGCAATCCGCGTTTCGTCGCCACCATCGATTCCGGGATCATCTTCCTGGTCGGCACCGCGCCGGAGGCCAGCGATACGCTGATCCCGGTGAACCAGCCCCAGGTGGTGCGCGGCTACAACGGCCTGCCCAGCGGCCTGGGCGGCACGGGCACCTTGCCCGACCAGTTGGAGAACATCCTCGCCCAGGCCGGGCGCATGAGCCAGACGGTCTACTTCGTGCGCGTTGAGGAAGGCGCCAGCGACGCCGAGACCCTGGCCAACGTGTTGGGCTCCCGCGCCGCGCGGACCGGCCTGCATGCCTTGTCGCGCATCCGGCCCGAGTTCGGCCAGGCGCCCAAGCTGATCGCCGCGCCCGGCTTCACCTCCGCCCGCCCGACCGACGGCGTGGCCGCCATCGCCGTCACCAACGGCGGTAGTGGCTACACCGAGGCCCCCACGGTCACCATCACCCGGGGCGCGGGCGACACCACCGGCGTGGGTGCCACCGCCGTGGCGGTGCTGGACGGGGGCGCCCTCTCCTCCGTGGTCGTCATCAACCCGGGCGTCGGCTACACCGAGGCGCCGACCCTCGCCTTCTCCGGTGGCGGCGGCACGGGGGCGGCGGCTACCGCCACCCTGGGCACCGTGGCCAACCCGGTCGCGGCCGAACTGGCGGCCCTGTGCAACCGCTATCGCGCCATGGCCGTGGTCAGCGGCCCGAACACCACGGCCGAGGATGCCGTCCAGTACCGCCAGGACTTCGACACCGACCGCATGATGGTCCTGGACCCCTTCGTGACGGTCTCCAAGGGGGGCGCGCCGGTCTCCATGCCGGCCGACGCCATGGTGCTGGGCCTGCAGGCGCGGGTGGACTACGAGGAGGGCTTCTGGGTCAGCCCCTCCAACCACGTGCTCCAGCGCGTCCTGGGCACCAGCCGCCCGGTCGAGCACTCGCTGTCGGACCGCTCGGTCGAGAGCCAGTATCTGAACAGCCAGCATGTCTCGACGGTGGTCCGTTCGCCCTCGGGCGGCTGGAAGCTGTTCGGCAACCGGGTGGTCAAGGCCGATCCGCTGCATGTGTTCTGGCCGGTGCGGCGCGCCCACGACGTCATCGTCGAAAGCATCGAGCTGGCCCACGAGCCCTACCTGGACAAGCCGTTCTCCAAGCAGGTGCTGGTGGACATCGCCGAGACCGTGAACCGGGCGCTGCGCCGCTGGCAGGCCCTGGGCGCCACCCTGGGCGGCCGCGTCTGGCTGGATCCGGCGCTCAACACCGCCGAGAGCATGGCCAGCGGTCTTCTCTACGTGCACTACGACGCCGAGGCCCCGGCGCCGATCGAGCATCTGGTCTTCGTGTTCAACCGGAACACCGGCTACTACCAGACCGTGCTGGCCGACGCGGCGCGCGAGATCGCCCGCATGTCCAGCGTGGCCGCCTGAGTGTTTGCCCTTTGATCGCCGTGGCGGCCCGACGGGCCGCCCGGCTTCAGACCCTCGGTCCGTCCGTTCGGGCGGACCGGCCTGGCCCGGCACGGCTTGACTTGATCGGTTGGGCCTGGCGCGACACCCCCACCATCGAAGGACCCGCACCATGCGTCAGATTCTGCGCGGCTACACCCTGTGGACCGGCGGCGAGGACTACGGCTACGAGATCGAGGAGTTGCAATGCGCGCTCCCCGACGAGGTCTACACCGAGCACCAGTACGGCGGCGCCGTCATGACCGCCCAGGTGCCCATGGTCAAGATCGGCCTGCTGGAACCCACCATCAAGTTGGCCAGTCATAACCCCCACCTGGCCGGCCTGCTGATGCGCCCGCCCGGTCAGGTGGATACCTTCACCTTCCGCTCCGCCCTGGTCGACGAGGCCGACGGCACCACCCAGCCCAACGTGATCCTTTACGAGGGCCGGCTGGCCGCCCCCAAGGCCGACGCCTGGTCGCGCGAGGACAAGGCCGGCCTGGAATACACCATCAAGGGCGTGCGCTACTTCCGCTACGAGATCGGCGGCAGCGCGATCCACGAGATCAGCCTCTACCCCGCCAAGATGCTGGTGAATGGCGTCGACCTGCTGGCCGACATCAACGCGGCGTTGGGGCGCTAACGCTTGAAGTGAAACCCAGTGTTCGAACTGGCGGCGGACTCTTCCTGCTTAACGCATGATTCCAACATCATGTACGAGCCACCCCCACCCACGGCTGCGATCTGATCGCAATAGGTACGCATCGCTTCCGGCAAACTGTCCCATCGGGGCTTCAGGGCATTATAGGCCGTCTGTTCTTGCGTGTAGCAGGATTGAAGCATCATTTGTGACATGCTGCCACCCAACGAAGCAATCTCTGTGCAGTACCGTTCAACGTCATAGTGGGGCATCTCGGCATGGGCGGCGGAGATCATGGCGAGAGACACAACGCTCGCGATCGCAACACTAGAACGCATCGGCAAACTCTCCACGTCGGTAATGAAAAGGATGATTCAGGCTCAAGGTACGCCTTTCGCGATCGTTTGGCCACAGCGGTTGCCCCTATGAGGTTCTCGACAGCGACGAACCCCTTTTTGGCGGTTTTTCCGTAAACCGACCTCGGTGTTCCGGATAAAATAAAGTTCCAAAAAATCGGTTCTTCCGGAACGTCTCCAAGTTTTTCATACAGAAAACCTCAAATATGGGCGCCATATCGGCGCCCATATTTTGTGTTAAAGCGGTAGAAGGAGCATGAAATGACCATCGTTATTCTAGCTAAACCGTTCACCCACGACGGTCAGACCTGGACCGAACTGGACATCGACGAGCCCACCGTCGGCGCCATCGAGGCTTTCGAAAACGCCAAGACGGCCGGGAAGAGTGACATGAGCGCGATGATCGACATGCTCGCCCACGATTTGGACATCCCAGTCGACGCGGTGCGACGCATTCGCGCGTCCGACATGGCCAAGATCTCCGAGGTGATGGGCCCTTTGGCCGAAGGTCTGGGAACTGGGGCGCCTGGCGCACCCTCGTCTCAGAATGCGCCCACGTCCTGAACACCCCGATCCCGGACTTGATGCGAATGAAATGGTCGTCGCTGCTGGCCTGGCACGTCGAGGCCCGGCGCATCGCGCGCGGCCGTGGCTTAGTGGGGTGATGTGATGACGACCGTGACCTACGACGTGATGATGCGCCTAACGGACCACGTAACCGGTCAGGCGCGGGTCGTCGCCGACACCATGAGCAAGCTAAAGACTGCTATGAGTGGCGATGTGGTCTTGAGCCTGAAGGACAAGGTCAGCGGGGCCGCGCAAACGCTTGCCGGCACCGTTGACTCGCTCAAGGCATCCATGAGTGGCGACGTCGTTCTTGGGTTGAAGGACCGTGTGTCGGCGCAGGCGGAGCGGATCGGTGCCTCCGTCGACGCCATGACCGAGCGTATGGCCGCCAGTCAGGAGCGCCTGTCCCAGCGCATGGACGGGCTGAGCACCAAGATCAGCGGCTCCGTCGGACACATCCGGGCTTTCGCCGAAATCCTTCGCGCGCCAATCGAGGCCGCGATGGGCTTTGAGGAAGCCCTGGCTCCCCTTGGCGAGATCGCCGGCACCACCGCCGCCAACATGGAAACCATGAAGGCCGGGCTGCTGGACATGGCGCAGGTTACGCCTGTCCCGATCGAAGCCTTGACCGATGCCTTGAAGAATGCGCGCGAAGCAGGCCTGAACGTCAGTGATGCGATGGCCGTCACGCAAGGTGCGGCCCGCCTGGGTGTGGCCGCCATGGGCTCCACCGCGGACGCCACCACCCTCGCGGCCCATGCCATTTCGGCGTTCAACTTGGAAGGTGCCGCCCAGACCGGCATCTATGATGTCCTTTTCAAGGCGGTTTCAGCCGGTCAGACCTCGTTGAGCGACATGGCCGACGGCTTCGAGGGCGTGGCCAGCACCGTCGCCGGGGCCGGTATCCAGGTCGACGAATATCTGGCGGCCGTGGCGACCATGAGCGCCGCCGGGAAACCGGCGGCGGAAACTCATGAACACCTCGGCGGCGCCATCGCCACGTTGAGCGAGGGAACCGAAGCCAGCGCGGCCATTTTCGCCAAACTGGGCGCGAGTGGCTTCCAGGATTTGGTGTCCCAATCCGGCGGCGTGATGGGTGCTTTTCAGCGCCTGCGAGAGGCGACAGGCGGCAATGAACAAGCGATGGCCGGGCTGGTGGGCTCGCTGGACGCCGCCCGCACGGTGATGGCCTTGACTGAGGGCGACGGCGCGGCCGTCTCCGCCACCCTGAACGACATGCGAACGGGCGCCGACGCGATCACCCCGGCCTTCGATAACCAGGCCAACACGTTCGGCAATACGATGCAGCAGTTTCACAATCAGGTGAACGTGCTGAAAGTGACCATCGGCGAAGCGCTGTTGCCGCCGCTCAATCAGCTTCTGCAAGCCATCGCGCCGGTGATCCAATCGGTTGGGTCTTGGATCCAGGTCATCGCCGATCTGGCGGCCAGCCATCCCCAACTGGTGCAGGCCATCGCCCTGGGCATCATGGGGCTGCTGGCGTTCCGCACCGCCGCCTTGGGGGTGCAATGGGCAACACTGGGCATGGGCAGCGGGATCCTGAGGCTGGGGACCAACGTCCTGACCATGGGACGCAACATGATGGGCGTGCTGCCGTCCCTGAACCTGGTCCGGGGGGCTTTCACGTTACTGCGGGGCGCGCTGATCAGCACCGGCATCGGCGCCATCGTCGTGGCGCTGGGGGCGGCGGCGGCCTTTGTGGTGCAGAACTGGGATGGGGTGGTCGCTTCGTTCCAGGCGTTTGGCGCGGCTTTCATGGAGGCGCTGGGCCCGGTTAAGCCCCTGCTGGATCCGGTGTTCAACGCCTTCTCGGATCTGTGGACCTGGATCCAGACAGTCACCGGGCCGATGGACACATCCACTTGGGTGGCCTTTGGCCAGACCATCGGCAGTGCCGTGGGAGGGGCGGTCAAATGGGTGGTCCAGGTCTTCCAGATGTTCCAGGGCTGGTTCCAGGACGCCATTGACGCCGTGGTTGGCATGATCCCGGAGTGGCTCCGCGAAAAGATGGGGATCACGGTCACACCCAAGGTCCTGACCCAGGAGGAGATGGAAGAGCGGGCGCGGGAGCGCGCCGAGGACGCGCGTGATGAGGCCGACACCGACAGGTGGTCGGTGTATGCATCCAAACGCGAGGCATCGGAGCAGCGTGGGCAGGAGGCTTACGAAAAGGAATATGCCGCCTCCATGGCCGAGATGCGGGCGCAGAACGCGCGTATCGAGACGGCGCAAGAGGTGGCGGCGCTGGACTTCCCCGAGGAACCGGCGCCCATCTATCCGCCGGAGCCGGCAACGAACACCTCCCCGGCCTCGCCGGAGCCGGAGCCGACCACGACCGTTTCCCCGGCCTCAGCGGAGCCGGAGGCCCAACGCACCCCCGGCATCGCCGCGACATCGCCGGAACCGACGCCATTACCAGAGGGTCTTGAAGCCCTCGGAATCGAACCGGGAGCCGGCGGTGCCTCGTCGACGATCGTTCCGGCTGGACTGAACATTGATCCGAGCGAAGCCACCGCCAACTTGCAGGCACATTTCGACCAAGTCTCGGCCGGCCTGCAGATGCAGGGCAAGGTCAACCTGGACCTGTCGGACATGGACCGGCTGATGCAGTACATCACGCAGGCCAAGGCTGCCCTGTCGGGCCTGGGCGTAGCGACCCGGGACGCAGCCGAGCGCGCGGCCTCGTCCCTGGATCGCTCGCGGGCGACCAATCTTCAGGACCGACCGACGACGACGGCCTAGGAGGAAACCCATGCATATCCTGATGGCCTGGGGCGTGTTCCGCTTCAGCCTGTCCACCCTTGCCTATGACGAACTGGCCCGGTCGCTGGCCGCGCGCGTGTCGTCGCAGGCCATCATCGGCGCGCGCCCGGCCCTGCACCACATGGGCCTCGACCAGGAGACCCTGGACCTGTCGGCGACGCTGTTTCCCTATCACCTGCCGAACAATCAGGGCCTGTTCCAGCTCCAGGGTTTGCGCGCCGCCGTGGGCACCTCGGCGCTGCTGATCTCCGGGGCCGGCGGCCGGGGCATCACGCTGGATGCCTGGGTTCTGAAGTCCGTCGGCGATACCCACACCGAGATCCACCCCGACGGCGGCGGGCAGAAGATCACCGTGAAGCTGGCGTTCCTCTACGACGGGCGCGTGCGCACCCCCGAGGCGCGCGCCGCCATTGCCGGACTGTTCTGATGAAGACTCCATTTCTGCGGATCACGCACAATGGCGCGGACCTGGCCCAGCGCTGGGGGCCATTGCTGCGCGACCTGACCCTCACCGACGAACGCGGCCTGGAAAGCGACAAGGTGGCCGTCACCCTGGACGACCGCGACGGCCGCATCGCCTATCCCCGGACCGGCGAGCACATCCGCGTCGAGGGCGGCTATCAGGACGTCGGCGCGGTGGTCCAGGGCGACTACGTCGTCGACCAGGTGGATCTGAGCGGCTGGCCTCGGCAGGTCACCTTGCACGGCGCGGCGGTGGACGCCAAGGCGGCCGCCAAGGAACGTCGCGTCGAGGCGCACCAGCCGCCGGAGGTCACGACCCTGGGCGCCCTGGCCGAGAAGATCGCCGCGCGCAACGGCTGGACCGCGCGGGTGGCCGGGTCGCTGGCGGCCAAGCCCATCGAATATGAGGGCCAGTCGTCCGAATCCGATCCCGCTTTCCTGGGCCGCGTGGCCGGTCGTCATGGCGGCCTGGTGACCATCAAGCAGGGCCACCTGGTGGTGGCGCCGCGCTCCGGCGGGCAAACCGTGTCCGGCCAGCCTCTGCCGGTGCTGACGATCCGGCCGGGGCTCAACCTGCTCGACTACCGTGTTTCCTGGAAGGACCGGGAGACCCACGGCACCGTCAAGGCCCGGGCCTTCGACCGCGACCAGGTGGCGCCAGTCACGGTCACGGCCGGGGAGGGCACGAGCGAAGGCGCGGGTGGGGCGCCAGCCGCCTACGTGTTCCGGGAGCCGTTCCAAAGTCAGGCCGAGGCCCAGGCGGCCGCCGAGGCCAAGGCCGCCGACCTCAAGCGCGGCGAGGGCTCGGCTTCTTTCACCCTGGAGGGCGACCCGGCCATGGGTGCCGAACGGCCGGTGGAGGTGATCGGTGTGCGCGCCGGCGTGGACGGGCGCTGGACCCCCACCCGGGTCGAGCACCGTTGGAGCGACAGCGGCTACACCACCGCCATCGAATGCGAGACCCCGGGCACCGGCGACAGTCGGGGCGACAGCCAGGAGAGCGGATCATGACCCCCCGTGATACCCAGTCCCAGGGCCTGGACAGCGTGACCTGGCGCGACGACGGATCGGCCACCACCGTCACCGTGGACGGCGACATGCTGGATCACATCTGCTGGCGCCACTACGGGCATGAATGGGACACGGTCGAAGCCGCGTTCGACGCCAACCCCGGCCTGGCCGACCATGGGCCGGTGCTGCCGGCCGGTGTCACCATCCTGTTGCCGCATGTCGCGACCCGCTCCGGGCCGCCCCGACAGGACATCGTGCGGCTGTTCGACTGAGGACATCATCGCGGCGCGGACACGTCCCCTATTCATTTCCTGGCCCCGCCCCGTGCGGGGCTTTTTTCATGTCAGAAAGGAAGCCTCATGGCTGACCTGATTCCGTGGGAAGCGTTGGGGGCCGTTGTCACGCTCCTGGGTGCCGGTGGTGGTGCGACCGCCTGGATCCTGGCCGAAATCAACCATTCCCGCCGGGACTCGTCCGACGGCCGCCAGCGCCTGTACCGGCGGCTGGACGAGATGACCGCCGATATCAGCCGCACCTATGTCCGCCAGGACGTCCACGACGCAAACCTTAAGGTGGTGCAGCAGTCTCTGGAGGAAACCCACCGGATGCTGGCCGCCATGGCCGGGCGCGTCTGCCCCTATGACACCGGCGAGCGGTCATTCGAACGGGACGGGAGCTAGTCATGCGCGCGATCAACACGGCTGGGCTGGCCCACCTGATGGTCTGGGAAGGGTTTCGCGACACCGCCTACCAGGACACCGGCGGGGTCTGGACCATCGGCTTCGGCACCACCCGCTGGCCCGACGGGCGCCCGGTGCGCCCGGGCGAGCAGGTGACGCGTGACCAGGCGCGGGCCTTGATCTTCGACTCCGCCGGCGGCCTGCGGGACGTGGCCGAGGCGCTCACCCGGATGGTGGATCCGGCGGTCCTGGCGGAACTCAGCGACAACCAGTACGCCGCTCTGTGCTCCTGGACCTACAACGTCGGCATCGGCGCCTTGCGCCGGTCCACCCTGTTGCGGCGCCTGAACGCGGGCCGGCTGGACGACGTGCCGGCGCAGATGAAGCGCTGGCGCTACGACAACGGTCGCGTCGTCCCGGGACTGGTCAACCGCCGCGCGGCCGAGGCGGCGCTGTGGCGGACGCCCGATGCCGCTGGTCCCCAGGCCGATCCGCCCTCCAGCCGAGAGGAGACCTGACCCATGGCCGACGCTGGCACACCCTCCTCGCCACCGCCGCCCGCCCGGGCGACGGTCTCTCAACGGGCCGCCCAGGCGCCGCAGATGGGCCTGGGCGCCGCCTTCGCGCTGGTGGTCGCGGGGGTCCTGGCGGAGACCACGGGCGTTGAATTCGACGGCACCACCGTGGGCGCCTGGACCGCCCTTTGCGAGGGTCTCTGGCAGATGATCCGCCGGACCATGGAGGGATGA